TTTACCATCATATGGTACAGATAATAATTTCTCAAAATATGCTTTAAGCTGATTGCGATCAGGACACTTCTTACCTTTCACAACATTCGAAGAAGTCCATATTCTAAAGTCATTATATAATTTAGAAATAGCAATACGAGGTTCTCTAATTTGAGGATCAATAATAATATTTTCATTAATAAATTGTCCTATAATATCATTATTTTGTTTATAACTCTCTGTAGCAACTCTTACTTCACTTGGTTCAATAATACATGAAGGATTAATCATCTTATGTCTTTCAATTAACATACTGATAAACATCTCTTTCCATCTTTCAAATTTATCAGTTAATTCTAAATCCATATAGAACTCATTTTTATTAACATCTGGATTTTCACAAAATTTACTCGAAAAGTTACAAACCTTAATACGTCTCCATGTCCCACCATCATCACTTGGTACTTCAGGAAGTTCATTACATGTTAATATCATTTTAAATTGTGGTGTAAACTCATAAGGTTCTTTATAAAGTGTTCTAACTAATATTCTATCTTGCCCTGATAATTCTTTCATTAAACCAATATTTAATCTTTCATTTTCACTTGGTTCTTGCATTACAGCAAATCTTCGTCCTTTAGTTCTTTCAAGTTCACTTTGTGCTGCATTACTTGCTGCTCGTTTCTGTGTTAATAATGCGATTGGTAAAATACAATAATATTCACCAATAGACTTTTGAATTAAATCTAAAAGACGAGATTTACCATTACTACCTTGTCCTGTAAATATATAAAATCTTTCTTGTGTAATACTACCATCGATAATACATGATAAAACATCCATAACATAATTACGAAGATTTTTATTTGTGAAAATTTTCTCAAAAAACTCATTAATTTCACCAAGTTCCATAGACGCAGAATCATATCTTACATAGTTATTTTTTGTAGATAGTAAAATATAATCATCAGGCATTCCATCCCTAAACATATGCATTTTTAAATCATATACTCCATTATCAAAACCAATTAAATGTTTTCTACTATCTAATGTTTCTTCAAACTTATCATCAATAAATAATGTTCTACATTCTTTCATAATAGAATCTTTAAAATTTGAATCTTTCAATTTTGTTGCAATTTTTAAACATTTTTTACTTTTCTCTTCATTTAATGCTTTTTGAATGCAATCATCACATGCTTCATTGTAATAATTACTTCTTTCCATAAACTTTTTACATATATCAATACTTAACATTTTACGTAATTCTAATCCCTCACGTGCACGAACCCAACGATGTTTTTGTTTATCATATTTATACCAATTATCTTTCGTTATTGCCTTAAACTCATCTTTAAATATTGCATGAACTACACAAGCAATATCAAAATGCGAACCATCACTACCAATAGCATCATCAATTAATTTTATTGTAGACGTATTAACTACATTAGCATAACTAATTATATTATCTTGTTTAGCCCACCATCTAAGAGTACCTACACCCATATTATCTTTTCTCATTTTATCCCATATTTGCTGACATTCACCTTCAATATATACACTACTAATTTTTGAAAATTCAACCCAAGTTTCTAATAATCTATAATCAATATTTCGCAATACCCATCCAAGATTAATCCAATCAGCATAATTATCAGCCCTTGTAGATGATAAACATTCATTGACTAATCTTTTAATAAAAGTTAACTCATCATCAGCAACATAAGCTCTATTAACATTAAGTGACTTTCCAAAAATATTATTTTGAACCTTACTTTTCAACTTTTGATCTATCGCTGGGAGAATATGTTTACTATATTGATTAATTTCATCTATAAAGTCTTCTTTTACAAAAACTCTTATATTATCACATGATTTACGCATTGAAAATAACTTAATAAAATTTAATTCATCATTTGCATTTAAAACATATTTTGTCTTTACCGTTATATTATCAATATTTTTATACATACATGATACTCTATATGTATCACAATCTGGTTTTTTACTACCATACATTTGCCAACAATTTACATCTATAATTGCTTTATCAACTATAGATTCATAATCATTACAAATAGGTAGGTCTTTGAAAATATCAGCTGAAATATCTAAAATCTTTCTTCTAATAAAATGTTGCGTATTATTTGGAATTATTATATTTGGAAATATAATATGTAAACCATCCTTTAATTTATTACGAAACTCTACAGGATTTGGCTTTTCCATAACATATGCTATTGATTCTTCTTCACTTACATCCAAATACTGATTAATAACATTGAAATAACCATCTACAATTTTAAATATATTTTCTTCAGTATAAACTCTATCATATTTTTTTTTATCATTTAATGATGAGTTTGAATTTTGAGAACTATAAATCCCTGATTTATTATCAGGAATAGTGAATCGGAAGTCAATGTCAACCCGTAATGCACTTGGTTCTAATGGTTTTTCTGTGAAATATAATGGGATACCATTAGTCATTGCAAGACTATATATATTAATAAAGTCATCATATTTTTCATTTGGGATACATAGACTAACTTTTGGAAATCCAATACTTGTATTGGTGTAAGATTTACCTTTTTCAACTTTATATTTGTTAATGAATAAACGTAAATCTTCATTAATACCCATAATTAAAAAATTATTTTTCTTTATATATATATCAATTTTTATTTTTATACATATTTTTTCCAGGAACATTTTTTATTTTTCTTTATATATGGTAGGTGTATTTACAATTAAAACTAATTTAATGGTAGCAAATAAAAAAATATTAAAATTTGACAGTAACTTTTCAAGTCCTAATAATATAAAAAATCCACACCTTTTTACAAAGAAGTCTTTAATATCTTTAATAGAAGCGTGGAATGAAAATAAAGATGAAAAAATAATTTATAAAAATACATTTTCTATTGCAAAATTATCAGACTTATTAAATGAAAAAATAAAACCTATATGTGATGATAAACAATATTGGTGCTGGACTGGTGCTTTAAAAAGTCTATCAAAAGATAGTAAAACTAAAGAAATTATTAAAGTAATAGAAAATACTGAATTACGTCCTGAAATGCCTATAAAATGGACTAAAAACCCAATTGAATGGTTAGATAATTATGATATAGAAGATGTTATGATACAATATAATGATGATAAAAAATATAAATATGCTTTTTTAGGTGTCTTTCCTATTGACTTTTCGGAAGAAGATAAGTTTGGTAGATGTTTATATAGTAAAATATGTTCTATTGACATAAAAAAATACATTAATAAGAAAATAAAATATATTGGATTAATTACAAATCTTGATAAACACGACCAAGGCGGTTCTCATTGGACTTCTACATTTATCATAATTGATCCTAGAAATAAATGTTATGGAGCTCATTATTATGATAGTAATGCTATGAAAATACCTTCATATATTAACAAGTTCATTAATACTATTAAAACAAATCTATCTATTATATATCCTGATATAAAGTTTAATATAACATTTAATAAAAAAAGACATCAAATGAAAAATACAGAATGTGGTATGTTTTCATTATCATATCAAATTAGATGGTTGAATGCTATTATTAAATATAAAGAACTTAAAATATCATCCCCATACGAGGATTGCAATTTCTACAATCATATAGTTAATGATAGTAATATAACTGATAATAATATGGAAAAAACCCGCTCATATTTATTTAGACCAAATATTAAAGTTTATCTAAAAGATAAAAATATAACTATATAACCTTTATTCATATTATATTTTTATATATACTTTATTAATTATGGGTGTTATTGATGACTTTAACTCAATAAGCAATAAAGAAACTATTGTTTATGCTGCTGAAAAAATGATTAAAGCAAAATATGATATTACTTATGATAAAGATAAAATATACAATATGCTAAACTCTATTGTTTCTTCTATTTGTTCTGATGCTATATTAATTAAGAATGTTGTAAAAATAATAGAATTAAATACAATAGCTCTTGCTAAGATTAACGAACAAGTTTCTTCAAGTATACTTAATAGTAACACAGAAGAAAAGCCAATATTTGAAAATGAAGCTCATGTTGAAGAAGTCATAGATACATCTATTAAATATAATACTGACGAATTATTGTCAAAAGTATTATTATTAGAAGAAAAAAGAAATGCTTCCAGTTCTATATCGTCAATGCAATTTAATACAAATACAAATCAACAAAGAATACAGCCTTCGCAACCTTCGCAAGTAAATTATGATATCGGTAATGCAAATACTTTTATGATTATAGAAAAGTTATCTGAAATTATTAATAGTAAAAATAATATTAATAAGAAAACACTAATTATTAATAGTTATAATCGTGATTGGATTAATAATCATAATCGTAATAAATTATCATTTTCTATTAATATTGATTTACAAAATAATTATATTGAACCTTGTAAAATATTATTGTCTAAAAATATTAAAAATAAAAATCCTTACATTACTATGCTTATTGGTAATGGAATACAAAATCAAAAGTTTAATTTAATATTAGGAAATACTACTTCTAATGATAGAGAATGGGATACATGGGTTATGATGAATGAAAATACACAGAATATAATATCATCAAATATAAAAAATTGCAATATATCTTTTTTAGATTATTTGAATAAAGAACTTGATATGGGGAGAGATGATATAAAAATTTATGAAGTATCTGGTGATAATAAAAATTTTAAAATTAAAATAGATAATAATGATGATATTTTATATAATAGTTATAATATTGATTTATTAAATAAATATGATAACATGTTATTAAAAACTAATGATTGTGATCTTGTAAATGTTAAAGTATTAAATATAGATAACAATTATATTACATTGAATAATGATACTTTAAAAAAGACTGACTTTATTAACTCTTCTTTACTAAATTATAAAGCACAATATTGTGTTATCCTTTCATATTATCCAAAAAACAAAAGTCTATAATATTAAAATAATAAATGATGAAAATATAAAAACTATCATTGTTATTATCTCTAATCTATATAATAATTTAATTTTCTCATTTCTAGATAATGTATTTTCAAAGTTTTCGTCTTTAATCAATATTGATAATTCATATATATTCATATATATATTTGTATAATCAAATAGATCCCCAAAGTTTTTAATTAAATCTTCTGACTGTATCATTATCATAATTAGAGATACAAATAATATAAATAATATTAAATGTAATATAATATTATTTGAGTTTATGTGTAAATTAAGATAATTAAATACAATTCGCAATTTATAAGAATCATAATTTACTAATACTAAAGAAAATACTATTAATACTATATATAATATTCCATATACTATTATCATATATGGTAAAGTTTTTACAATATTGTATTCTATTATAAACTCAATAATTACCATTATTATTGTCCTTATCAATAATATTAAAAATATAAAAATAGATTTGTCTTGAAAGTTAATTTCAAGTGCTATTTCTGGTACTAAATTATTTATTTTTACTGTATCATATAATATTTCTCCTTGTTTGATATTTTTTAATAAGTCTTTTTGTTCAGACTTATTAATACCTATATTATATTCATTCCAAATATCTTCATATATTGTATTATCAATTTCATTTCTACTTTTTTTATTTGCATTTCCATTATTTCCTATATTTTCTGTATTTGCTTTTAATTCAGTAACAAACTTTTTTAAACTATTGGTATCCTCTTTATCTTCACCCAATAAATCGCCAAATGATAGATATTTTATTTTTAATTTATTCTTTTCTTCTTTTTCTACTCCTCCTTTCATTTTATTATAATAACCACCACGTGGTCTTCTGTCTTTTTCTAGTAAGTATTTTTGTTCTAATTGTGTATCTGCTATTTGTTTTCCAACCTTTTTAATATCTTCTTTTAAATTATCATTACTTGTTTTTAAATTATTTATTTCTTGATTTATTGCTTTGATTATAGGATGTTGCAAATGTTTTTCCTTATTTTTTTGATCTTCAAAAAAATTAATCTTTTGTTTTTTTAAAACTTCTTTTATATAATCTTCATATTCTGTTGCTTGAGGAATATTTTTAATATCATAACAAATCTTATATAGTTCAATTAAATATTCCAACATCTTCTTCAATATTTCCTCCAATATTTTTAATCTTGTATCATTCTTTTTAATATTACTATTTGCTTTACTTTCTTGTTCTCTTAAGTTTAAGATTTGTTCTTTATTTATTTTTCCTTCTCCATCTACTTCTCCTTTTTGTGATGATTCTGAGTTTGCTTCATCTGATTTTTGTTCTTCTGATTGTAGTGATGATGGTGTTTCTTTTTTTTCATGTTGTGCTCCTACATCTTCATCGTCTTCGTCTTTATACAAAAAATCTAGTGTTTTACTTTCATCAGCGTCTGTACCATCAATTAATTTATAATATGTACTTACGAGTTTAATATATAAATCTTTCATATTTTTATAATGGTCTGATATAGTCGGTTCTTCATTTATATTTTTTTTACTGGAAGGTATTTGTTTATTAGAATATTCGCTCATACCACCTACTATTTCTTTTTGTATTTCTTTTAATTTATCTTTAATATTATTTAATATTAGTGTTTTATCGTGTGATTCTTTTTCAGATGGTGTTTGTTCTTGTTGTGGTGATGTTGTTGTTCCTTGTTGAGATGGTGTTTTTTCTTCTTCTGATGATGTTGTTTCTTGTTGTGGTGATAATGTTGTTTCTTGTTGTGGCGATAATGTATTTAACTCAATTATAGGAAAGCAACAATTAAAATCATCTGTATCAGCATTATTTACTATTTTTTCTCCATTAGATGATTTATTTTCTGAATTTAACTCAATTATAGGAAAGCAACAACCATCATCATTTTTTGCTTTATCTGCTTTTTCTCTATTAGATGATTTATTTTCTGAATTTAACTCAATTATAGGAAAGCAACAACCATCATCATTTTTTGCTTTATCTGTTTGTTGTGCTTCTGCATCTTCTTCTTTTTTTAGTGATGATGTTGCTGCTTGTTGTGCTGATGTTGCTGCTTGTTGTGCTTCTGCATCTTCTTCTTTTTTTAGTGCTGATGTTGCTGTTTGTTGTGCTTCTGCTGCTTGTTGTGCTTTTTGTTTAATTATAATTTCTTTTATTAAAAGTATGAAAGGTTTGAATATGTAATTATTATACCTAATTACATCATGTTTTATATCAATTCCTATATAAGGTATTAATAGATTTAATTTTATTAAAATAGGTTTATTACTATCATTTATTTTTAATAAATTTATTAATTTTATATATTGAGTAAATATATTTCGAAAATTTACAATATGTATAGGTTTTATTTCTCTATATGAAGTTAAATCAGTTATTAATTTTTCCCCTTCACGTATAATTTCATCTTCACCAACACCACCAGTTTGTATTAATATTTTTTTATTTTTATCTTGTACTCTTTTGTATATTTCTGTTAAATATGGTTTATCTTTTTTAACACCATATACAATTCTTATTTTTTCATATAAGTCTTTGAGTATTTCTATTTTCAAATCTTCATCTGCATCAATCAAATCTTTCTTCAATTTAGTATATTTTTTCTTGAATTTACTAAACTTTTTCAATAATACAATATCATCAAAAGAACTATAACTTATTGTTTTTAGAATCTTCTCTAATTTATTTTTATCAGATTGATATTGAATTATTTTATCCTTATCTTCTTTATTTAATATATTTAATATATTTAATTCATTTTCAATATATAGTATTAAATCATCAATTATAACCTTACCTATACGTTTGCTCTCATTTGCTTCTGATA